AAAAAAGATAAGCCTAGATCCCATGTCGGGATCGTTGGCTGTGATGTTAGTAGGATCAGAAGTTCCAGGTCTTCTTCTTGCCGAAGATCTCTCCGATCGCCAGGAGGGCGAGGACGGCGAGAACGGGGACGGCAACAAAGAGAACGGCGGTCATTGTAGTTCCTTTCTAAGGGTCTTCAATATACACCGTGTTAATTTTGCGACGCATGTTACTAATGTGACGAAAAACTAAACGCCGGGAAAATTTGGCGTTTAGTCTTTTGCACTCAGAGGAGCACTGGGATGTGGAGGTACTGAGAGCAGTATTCCTCAATCGTCAGGTCGGTAGCGGAAACTTCGTCGAGGAAGTCGAGCATAGCCTGAGCGTTTGCGGCGTTGAACTGGTCCATTGTACTAGTCCTTTCTAGTGGTCTGGGTTTCATTATAAACACCGTTTTTCTTGCGAAAAAAAAAGATAAGCCAAGCCCCCCATGCGTATAGCACAGGGGGCCTGACGAATCTCAGAAGGGTTTAACCTTCATGATGAGTCCGAATGCCTTGGACGATACCACGGCAAGTCGCTCATACTGCAGAACTGCGACAATCCCGAGGATTGAGGTAGCGGCACCAAGCATAGCATCGGGGCTGAGCTTCTTGCTGTCGCCAAGAGCTTTGGCTTTTGCAAGGGTCTCAACGTTCCGAGCGATCGTGGTGTACTCCTCGGATGAGGGATCGTGGAGTTCCGCCTCTTTGAGAGCGGCGTTGATGGTGTCCATGACGATGTCGGTCTTCATGGTGTGTCTCCTTTCTAGGGTTCACTATATTGCAGGTTTTTCTCGCTTAGACCTGCTTGACGTCCATGGTCACCTTGCCGTTGCGGAGCATCTCGGCGACGGGCTGTTCGAAAGCGGCGTGGATGTCCTGGTTCTCCGAGACGTGGAGGGTCCCCGAGGTGGTGTTCCCCGTGTACTTGGCGGAAGAGACGCCGAGAAGAACTCCCAGGAACGTGTCGACTGCAGCGATGGTACCAGCGACCTCGGTGGGGTTGGGCAGGTGCCAGAGTGCGGCGAGGGTGACGTAGAGCGCAGAGGTGGCCGGAAGGGCAACCAGGGCGATCCACTTGAGGATGTCGTAGGAACTGTTCTTCATCTGGTTCTCCTTGAGGTGCTTACCTGTCATCTGACTTCTTCCTTGCTGTGGGACGGGATGAGGGGACCACCGGGAGACTCTTGACCTCTTCGACGATCCTCTCGGCGAGACCATTTCCACCGAACTCGGCATATGGCTCATAGAGGTACTTCATAAAGTCCTCGTACTCGTCGAGGGTCAAGAAGCCCCGGTGAATGTACGTCTTACCAACGTACACGATTCGATCATGAGCCATCCCCAGCAGCAATCTTGTGTTGGCAGACTTCCGATCCTGACGTTTCTGGATGTATACCCAGAATCCGGTGGACCCGAACAGTGACAACACGACCGCAATCAGTATGTCTAGTGCGGGATTGAAACCGAAGTGCTGCATGTCTTCCTTATGCGGTCACTACGTAGTAAGGACGGATTCCTCGCTCGTAGTTTGCGGGTGTAAGGAGTGAAATACCCGACTTGTCCACGCACCAAGCCATAGTAGCGTTAGCCACGTCCTGAATCCAGTATGGGTACTGAGGGACGGTAATTAGCTTGGCGTTCATGTGGAAGGCCGGGAACTGTCCCTGAGCCATGAACGAGAAGTCGGTCCTTCGGTGAGTGGACTGGGCATAACCCTGCTGGTTTCGACCGAAGATCATTTCCTCGTTCATGATTGCCGCCTTGGGCTCCCCGAACCAACCGAGCTCGGCAACGATACCGTCGTCGATCTTGGTTGTGAATCGGTGCCAAGGAGAGTTGAGGTTACCACCGAACATCTGAGCACCACGGTTTACTGCAGTACCGATGTCCTGCTTATTCAGCGTGGATCCGGCGTAACCCTTTGTCGTATCGGAGTTCTCGTCCCACTTAGCCCCGTAGAGGCTCTGGTCCGGTACGACGACAATGTGTGCACGGTCCCATGGCTGGGGGCCCATGCCTCGGAAGTAATCGAAGGCCACGATTCGCCAAGTCACACCGGCGAACTGCCAGTAGTCCCCTAGCCACATACCCTTGAAGGTTCCGTTGTTAATGTTCTTCCGCTGCTCCGCATTCACCGAGGAACCGAGGTGGTCTCCTCGATAGATGGAGTTGTGGGTACCACCGTTAGTGGTATCCAGCAGGTCGAAGAACGTGTTCCGGTTCTCGAGTCGGTTGTGCCACGTCGAAACATTTCGAGAAAGCGAGTTGACGTTCTCGTTGACCGATCGGAACTCTCGACGGATGTCCGCAAACTGGGTCTTGAGGTTGGCCACGTCTGCGGCGTTGTTCCCTCCCGCCTGAGCTAGAGCGTCTCGAACGTCGCGGAACCAGCTGTTGAACTCCGCCTCAAGTCGGTCCGACAGAGCATTCAGGCTGATGTGCTCAGCCACTCCAGCGATGTACGGAAGCTGCGTGCCGACCAGGGACTTAATGTGCTCCTGGCCAATACGAGTGATTCCTCGAGGGACGTTGATCTCTGCGATCTTGTAGACCTTCTTATTGGCCGTGTCCTGCAGCTCGGGGTTGAGCTGTCCCGGAGCATTACCAGAGGTCTTGGCACAGATGAGCTTGGCGCCACGAACAGCTGTGGACACGTCGACTACGATGCAGATGTAGTCCTTACGGTCTGAGCTGCTATAGGCTGCGTCAACAGTCAGGGTCTCCGGTCCGGTGTTCTCGACCCAGTGGTCGAATAGCCAGGCTCGTCCGGTACCGACCTCGACCTTCATCCCCTCGCCGACAGCCTTCACTCGAAAGAGCTGACCGACGTTGGGGAAGACGCCCTCATTGAAGACGCCCTTGAACAGCGACCCGAACTGCTCCGAGTCGTACTTTCGGTCTCCGTTTACCGAGTTGTAAAATCCACTTACAATAGGCATTACTTCTCCTTATCCCGAGGGACGATGACGCTGCCCGGGTCATTACGAGTGAACCCGAGAGTGAAGCCAGCACCATTCCACTTGTTTCGAGACGAGACGGAGATGACTGGAGTCTGAGCAAATCCACCAGGGCCCCAAGACTCTGTCATCTCGGTGAGCTGGACCTCTCGAACCGTATTCCTCTTGATCTCGTTCTTTGATTCCTTGTATGAGAATGGAACGTACTCGAATACGTCTCCGATTCGGAACCCCTTACGGTACTCGACGCCGCTGAGGTTCTGGATCCGCCCCGAGAACATCTCGAGAGGGGTGTACTTCGGGAACATGTGGTCGAGCGCCCAGAAGGGGAAGAACCCTGCCGAGAGCTTATTGATCATGTTCTTCTGCTCGTTGCTGAGGCGATTCCAGTCCTCGACCGCATAGGGCTTGTGGATACTGGTGTTGTCCCAGATTACCTCTCGACGATAGATGTTATCCTCGGATCGAAGAATATGCTCGATCGTCTGAGTGGTGTTGTTGGCGGGCCAAGAGTAGTCGAAGTCGCCAGTATCGAAGATCTCGTATATGACGGACTTCTGGTCCACGTTGGACTTGATCGCCTCGAACTCCGTGAAGTTGTCGTTATCCTCAGCGAGGACGACAGTCTCAACCTTTCTAGGAGCACGAATGAACGTTCTATACGTATCCGTCTTGTCCCACTCGACCTGCCAGAACAGCTTGTATCCGTTGGGCTTGGCCGCGCTCAGGACGTCACGCATAATCTCACCGACGGGACAGCGGTCATAGGTAACCCACTTGTTGTCCTGCCAGGTTCGACCAGTGTCGTTCACGAAGGCGAAGTCGGAGACCGCCTCGTTCCGATAGAAGTTGAACCGATCAATCCTTCTAGAAGCCTCAGCCGAGTGACCGAAGTTGTCGTGAGCCAGCTTCTCAGCCATGGTCTGCGCACGGAACATACCGTTCGAGTCCGGCTGAATCATGTGTCGGTGCTTGGTGACCCGCCAATCATACATCGACTCGAGGGATCGTCCGGTGATCTTGTGTCGATAGGCGGTCTTCCCCTCCTGCTTGGTGGAAACGGTTTCAACCACCATCACAGTCGATGTATCGTCTCGGACAAGGTAGTTCCATACGCTGACTGGAGAAGTAGCGCTGTGGCTGAACACGATGAGCTCGAACTCACCATAGTCATATGCCCGTTCAGTCCAGTTCAGCGAGTGGAAGGTTGTTACCTCGACCCAGTCATCGGCCCTCCCAGGGCCTGTCTCAAACAAGTGCATCCTTAAAGTCCCCTATAGAGTGTCTCGAACTCGATAGTAGTATCGACAGCCGCAGGGTCGGCGTCGAACTCGAGGGAGAAGACATTGTCCCCTCGGTAAAGCCGAAGCCATCGGGACTCGGCAGTAATTAGTCCAGCAACGTATGATTCCTTACCCCTTGCTCGGTGGATGATCGACTTGTATCCATCTCGAGTATCCACCACAAGCTGCTCGTCCGGGTAGAACATACCAGCCTTGGCGAAGGACATGCCCTCTCCGGTGGTCCGGTTGTCGATCGAGAGTCGAGTAACCGTAGAACGGAACGAGAAGGTAATGATGACACCCGTTGGAGCGTCGCCGTTGTAGCGAATCGTACGGAGGTGATCGTACCGCTCATCACCGAAGATGAGTCGACCATTCGGCTGAGCAGGAGAGTACTCCGGGAACTCGAACATCGGGTCTGCGCCGTTGAACCGAACAACATGCTCGGTCTGGGTGGCAGAAGAACGCCAGAACGGGTTCATTGCTATAAGCGAGATCTGAATCTCCTGGTTCTCAGAGAAGATGTTCGGCTCCACGGACTCAACGTAGAAATCGAGGTGTGCGATCTTCAGCTCAGTTCGAATCTGGAGGTCGATCTTCTCAGCAACGGGGAATACCTCATATACATGCTGTCGGACCATTTCGATGTCTTCCCCAATGGGGATCAAGGTGAGAACAGTATTCCTGGTCCCAACCTTGACCCCCTTGAAGAGTCCTCCATCGATTAAGGCGAACTTCTCGTATGAGATCTCTGACTTGACGGGGCCGATACCAGTGACTTCCTTGACCGCGACGCCCGAATCCCACGGGTTAAACAGATCCAAGTCAAGCTTTTCCCCGAGGCTATTCGTAGCCACGATCTGGTGAATCATAGTGACAACTGGTCCTTTGCTTGTGCTAGCTGGTTACGGGTCTGACGGTAGATCGTCGCCGCGTCCAGGGCCTCTGGTGAGTTGTTCGTCTGGTTGAAGGTGATGTTAACACCACCATTTTGACTGGCGAGAGAAGACTTCTCGGAGTCAGACAGTCGCTCGTAAGGTCGAGCGCTAACCGAGGCATTGTAGGTACCACTCAGTGCCGGAAGCACGTTGCCGATACCCTCTGCCTGCTTCTGCATCTCCTCGAGGTTGAGAACTGGCTTAATCTCGGGGGAGTATGACGGGTCCTCGGAGATAATGTCATTGATCTTGTCCAGAGGAGCCTTCATGGCGTCGTAAGCACCGCTAGCAAGGCTCTCTCCAGCAGCACCGACCTTCTCCTCAGAGTCGGATAGACCAAGCGCCATACCATCACCGATGTAATGACCGAGCTGGCGCATAAGCCTCGAAGGCGAGTGGATTCCGAAGTAGCTCTTGACTCGACTGTAGGCGTTCTTAGAAGCGTTAACCAGCTTCTCGCCGATCTGCCAAGCCTTAGAGGCCAGACCGCCGGTGACGCCATCAATGATGGCGGTGGCGATGTTGATACCCGCCCTGCGGAAACTATCCGAGTACTTACGAATCGTGTTCGCAATACCCTCGAGGAACTTAAGGATCATGTTTGCCGCGGCATCGAGAATCCTCGGAATAGCATTCCCAATACCGTTGATGAAATTGACAATAAGATCCGTACCGGCGCTGATGATGTCCGGAAGCTTGCTCGAGACACCCTCGATGAACTTAGCAAGAGCGTCTGCGGCCTTCTGGCCGAACTCATAGGCGTGGTTGTCCAGCTCGGTGAGCATTGCCTGGATAAGAACGAACAGCGCGTTTACCACACCAGGGATATTCGCCGTGATGGCATAAATAACGGCACCGAGAAGTGCCGCCATAGCCACGCCGATAGCTGGTGCCTGTTGACCCAGAGTGATAATGAACGAGGCAAGTGCATTTGCCAGGTCCACTGCCAACTGAGGCAGAACTGCACCGAGCATCTTGATGCCCTCGGCGAGGACAACGAATGCTGCAGCACCAACTGTTGCACAGATACCCAACACTACGGCAAAAGCGGCCATCGAGATTGAGATCGGGAGTAGCGCCAGACCAAGCCCGAACAGGGCGAGGGTCAGGATGACTAGTCCAGGAGCAACTGCCTCAGCGACGGCAGCGGCCACCAGGAGAATGGCCAAACCACCCGCCAAAGCAATCATACCAATAGCCAACTCCGTCCAGGATAGCCCTCCGAGCATCTTGATGGCTCCTGCGAACGGGACAATCGCCGCGGCAAGAATAGCTAGCGCAACAGCTCCCTCTAGGAACTTACTTGCGCCGGCCATAGCTACGACAAGAATCCCGAGACCAATAGCCAGTGCAATCAGACCCTTGGCCAGCGTACTGAGGTCCATGTTTCCAAGGATTGCTACTGCTGCGGTAAGCGCAATCACAGCAACAGACATTGCTAGAATGGCACCGGCTCCTCGTCCGCCCCCGCGTCCTGCGACATTTGTGGCTACGGCAAGGATACCGATAATCACACCGATGGCGATTACACCCTGAATGAGCTTTCCGGTGTCCATCGTTCCGAGCAGCCAAATGGCCGCCACAAGGATCGAACAAGAAACAGCGAGGCCCATGAGAATGCCAGCACCCTTACCCATGAAGGGGTCCTTAGACACGACATACATGAATCCGGACAGCATAGCGATGATAACGCCAAGGGCAATAATACCCTGAATGGCCTTTCCGGTATCCATCGAGCCTAGCATATATACGGCTACAGATAGGATTACACAAGCTACCGCTAGACCCATAAGGATCGCTGCTGCACCCTCGGACCCCTCCATCTCGGAGGCCTTGGTGATGAAGTCCTTGAGGTAGTCCAACATGAACTTCAGCGCGATAATCCCTTGAATGGCATCAGCGGCGTTCATAGAACCCAGCATCCTGACCGCTCCAGCGATCAAGAGAAGTGCGATACCGAACGTTACAAGAAGCGCCATGATTACCGGCATGTCCTTCTTGAATGCCGACAGCTTAGTCAGATCCTCAAGGGTGTTCGTCAACATGTCGAACAGGACCTTAAGTGCCGCGAGAACAATCAGGAGCTTCGGTGCTGGAACAAACGACATCACAATCAGAGCCGCAGCAAGAATACCGATAGCTACTGCGATCATAATCAATGCCTGAGCCTTGATCTTGGACTCGAATGCAGAAAGCACATCTCCGAGTTTACCCAGTGTCTCACCAAAGGTGTCAGCAAGGTTTCCGATCTTGTCGAAGTTCTTCTTGAATGAGTTCACCCATCGAACCATGGCGATAAGGAATCCGCCACCAATAGCGGTGACAAGGATCTTACCCATATCGTAAGACTTGAGGTTCTCGTTAGCCTTGCCAAGGGCTTCGCCGATAGCACCGAACGCCTTCGAGGCACCGTTCTTGATGGCGGGACCAAGGGTCTGGGTGAAGAAGTTCTTGAAGTCGATGAGCTTCTGCTTGATCGTGTTGAACAGCTCGGGAAGGTGGAGTTGTTCGGCGATGCGCTTCACATCATCCAACCATTTTGACAGGAAGTTCTGCTTTGCGGCTTTCCCTGTCTCGGCAACAGCTGCAGCGGTAGAGGAACCCATGTCCTTTACGGCTGTACCGGTCTCCTTGGCCTTATCGACTACTTCACTCTGACCGTTGATCCAGTCTCGGAAGGAGTAGGCGAGATCCTTGGCCTTATCACCAACCTTACCCATTCCCTTCTCGAAGGAATCCCAGACCGCGGAGTTCTTGATCTTCTCAACGAGTTCACCAATTGCGGCAGACAAGTCTTGAAGCTTCTGAGCCAACCATTCCGCCTTACCGGCTATGTCAAACCTAGTCGCGAACTCCTCAAGCTTGTGGGAGACGCCAGCAACTACGGCCTCGAATCCGGTAAGCCCGTCAACATTGAATCCCGCAAAGAACTGACTAATCGCGTCCTTTGCTGAACTCATCTTCGACGCTAGCTTAGCCCCGATCTTATCACCGAAGTCCTGAATCGTCTCCTTGACCTCGGTGAGGGAGTACTTGATCTTCCCGATGGCATTACTGAATGCCTGGAATGCGGGGGAGGCCTTGAGAGACGTCATCAGTCTCCCTAGGGCTCCGGACAAACCACCAACAGCGGCCGCTGCAGCACTGACTCTTCCGCCGATATTCAGCCATATGAAGAAGTCGTGGATCTTCTCGACGACCCAGGAGATTACCTTGCCGAGCAGATCGATCGGCGGAAGCAGGAGCTTTAGCGCCTTTCCACCAATGTCGAGTTTTGTGAACCACTGGTCGAAGGCGTAGACTACCTTACCAATGACCTTTGTGATCTGGAATAGACCGGAGTTCATTCCCGTTACAACCGGGAAGAACGCCCCGATGATGTGTCCGGCAACGGTGAGGATTACCTGGCCGACCTCGGAGATAATTGTCCAGAAGATGTGGAATACCGAGAACAATCCGGTAAAGGTCCACTCGAGTTTATCTGCGAAGTTGTCAGTGATGATCAGCTTCTCGGTAAAGTCGGCAAAGGCCTTGGTCAGCCTAGCTAGTCCTTCTCCGCTTGCCCCACCGAACACCTTGTTGAAGGCCGTTCCGATCTGACCAACGATTTTGAAGATCGAGAAGAAGATGTTCTTAAGACCTCGGAGTAGATCCTCTCGGCCTCCGGCTGCGGCCCACATCTCGAGGAAGCTGTTCCGGGCATCACTCATATCGTTAATGAGGTCACCAACCCAGTTACCCACTGCAGTGAATAGTGCCTGGGCCTCTCCGAAGTCACCAAGGATGATCTGCCAGGTCTTGGCCCACCCGGAGCCGAGTGCCTCGCCCCAGGTGCCGATCATCTGAGTAAAGGTTCGAATCTGGGTTGCAGAATCGAGACCGGCCTGAGCCAGACGCTTCATCTGTGCGGCTTGTTCCTCAGAGTAGCCCATCTGCTTGAGCTGTTCCTCAGAAAGGTCGCCGGTAAGAGCCTTCAGGGTCTCGGTCATGATCTCTGCCGAGAGCCAACCTTCCTGAAGAGAGAGTCGGAAGGAGCCGTTCTTAGCAACCATGTCATCCACCGCGATGCCGTGCATCCTGGCGGTGGTCATGATTGCTTCCTGGAACTGCTTACCACCAATACCGGCGTTCTCGATAGACATCCAGTCTTGGAGTTTGACCACTCCAGAGCTCATGGCCTGAGCGAGCTGCCTGGTTGCTCCAGCTGCGGCTGTTGCATTGGCTCCAGATAGGGCCGCCATGTTGGAGAAGCCCTTGACTGCCGCCGTAGCATCCTCAAGACCGATACCCGCCACCGTGAACGTACCAATAGAGTTGGTCATCTCGGTGAAGTTGTAGATGGTCTTGTCAGCGTAGGCATTCAGTTCGTCGAGAGCCTGATTAACCTGGGTCAGCGTGGTGCCATTTTGAGCCGTGTTGGCGAGAATGGTCTGAACCGAGTTGATCTGAGTCTCGTACTCGGCGAAGCCGTCCTTCATGACGTTGAAGAACCCCGAGACGATCTGGGATCCCGCCGAAAGAGCAGCACCAGCGATTCCTCCGAATGCGGCGATACCTAATCCCTGGGAAACGGTCAGATTTCGACCGACTTCCAGGGCCTTGTTTGCGAGATCGCCGAACGTGGTGTTTCGAGCAATCTCGGAAAGTCTTGATAGTCCGCCTGTAGCGCCGCCGACATTATTGAGTGAGTTCTTAAGCTTGTCCATGCTGGAAGCCGACTCGCTGATGGCGTTGACGAACTGCTTGTTGTTGAGTTTGAGCGAGACTACCCGCTCGTCAATGGTCGCCAATTACCTAGTGACCTCCTTCCAGGCCTGTTTTGCAATCTTGTCAAAGACAGGCTTGATTGCGGGATTGATGTAGTCTCGCCCGACGACGTATCCACCGTTTCGGGTGCCGTGTCCGTACTGAAGGATCACGGCGATGTTCACGCCCTTGTTGACGTGCGAATTGGTCCAGTCGATTCGCCAGCTGTTTCCGGTTCTCTTGACTTGATAGTTCCATGAGTTGGCCGTCTGGCCCGACGAGGAGGGAGTGGCGCGACTTAACGCCTCCACCCCCTCCTTGCCGAACTGGTTCATGATCAGTGCGAGATCCAGTTTAGCCATTCGCGCCATCCAGTTTCTTGTGGGGCGCCAATCGCCCTGGCTCTCGAAGGTGATCATGTCTTTCTCCTAGACTTTCTGTGTCGGGAAGAGGTCCGCTATGCCAGATACCATGCAGCCTGCGGCACCGTTGTCGATACCTCGGTCGTAGGCCGCCTTGTTGGGACAGATGTGGGCCCATACGGGCTTACCCAGGGTAAGGATCTTGTCCCAGGTTGTCTTCTGAGCATCGTAAGACATACCCAAGAAGGTCCAAGGCCCGTGCCAGCCATTTATCTGACCGCCAACGACATGGTCCTCATAGGAGTATCCCCAGCACATCCATCCGTCGTTCTTCCATTGCGTAGCTAACCACGTGGCGTCAATTGAGAACTTCCAGATTACCCGATCCTTGGCGTCCTTCGGTAGAAACCTAAGCAGATCGGACCACTGAGCAGCCGAGTACTTCGGGTCAAGGACCGTGATATGACTAGAACCGTAAGCCTCGAAGTAGTCTTCCACTGTAAGGAAGGGTTCTCCTTGAGTCTTGTACTTCTGTACATCGGCCCATGTCATGTCCGTGACGGGAGTATCCGGGGCGGTGGGGTCAACCCGCGTCAGCTTTCGGTCGTGATTGAGGAACCAGATGCCGTCCTTTGTCCTCTGACAGGACACCTCGAGCGCACCGGCTCCTCTGGCCACGGCATTGGTGTAAGCCCGCATAGAGGACTCTGGCCAGCTGGCGGATCCGCCTCGGTGAGCGATGATGTATCCTCGGTTACGAATCATCTTGACAATGTTGTCGTAACCAAAGGGCATCTCCCTCATAGTGGCCGGAGTCTCGGACCGGTCCGTCTCGAGGACTCGAACCAGACCTTTAGCCGATGGGTGGATCTCAACCGTAGGCTCGGTATTCCCGGACTTGGGTGTGAGCTCGACTCCGGTATAACCAGAAATCAAGTCGCCTACCACGAATTCTGGAGCCTCAGTTACCAATGCACCACGGATCATCGACCAGGATGCATTATCCGAGGATCCTCCAGAGCGAATAGTCGACTTTGGCCAGTTTGGTTCCTTGTTCTTGGCCGCACCGTGAGACTGAATGAATAGAAGCGTGGGCTTCGTTATCTCAGGCTTAGTTGTCGACCAAGGAATCAGTTTTGCGTCTTCGACATTCCGGAGGAGAATCATCACGGCTCGTTCTCGAGCAGTAGACTGAGTCTTCCCGGTCCAGATAACGTTCTGAGTATCAGAGGGATCTGCTACCCATTTTGACGCAATGTAACCAGACCTACCACCGATGTTGGGATTCGACAATCCGTTCCATCCGGCGGGTGGTTTGGCCGAAGTGTTCCCGAACTGGGACGCCACGACTAGAACCGCGAGATCTCCGACCTTCGATTCTAGCGAAAGAGGGTTCCCTGCGCCGCCATTCGCCTGATCGGGATAGTTCCCTACGACGTATATTCCGCCGAGATGCGCTCCAGGATTAACCGCTGGAGTCTTAAACACCTCGATGTTGTGGAATGTCGCCGACTTGGCGTCGTTCGGGATGGCGAAGTAAGGCGCCCAGAATGGAACCGATCCATCGAGGAAGACATTCTCGGCTTTAACCGTCCTAGATCCGGCGAGCAGCTCAACCTTCGTGCCGAAGACGGAACTACTTCCGGTGTCTTTGTGTTCCTCGGGGAACTTGGTATGGAAGATGTTTACCGAAGTGTCCTGAGTGGCGGTATAAGTGATCTCAAAAGTCCACTTACCGGTCCCGATAGGCTTATTATCGATTCCCCACGGACCAAACCCTCCTCCAGGACTAACGATCGCGTCGTTAGTTCCCCAGTCGACGAGTCCAGAACTGGACCACCACCGGTCTTTCCATCCGAAGATGCTAGACATTTCGCCTCACGATGACGGTCCCACTCTTGGTTCCGGGAGGTACGGCCTCATCCTTACCGAGGACAAGGACAGTAGCTCCTGTCGGACCAGTACTAGCCTTGAGCCGGTCGACCTCGAGCTTGATGTCGAGGAATCCCTTGATCCACGGGATAACGAGATCACGAAGCTTAGCTCCCGGAGGATTAGCATACGGGTTCCCAACCGGCTCCCACTGTCCACCATGGTTAGGATCCTCAACGAGAACTCCGTCGGTGATATAGAGGTGGCCGATCGGTAGCTTGTCGGCCTTGGCGAATACCTCTCGATAATTGGCCTCGGTAGTGGTGTGGATGACTGCCCACCAGCGAGTGCTGGGGTACTCCGACATGTGTGCCGGAAGGATCGGAGTCTGCGGGTCATCGGTCAACCACTTCTGAGCGGTCCCCTCGAACATCATGCAGACATCGAAGTCCAGCTTACACATCGCCTCAGAGATGTTGGCTCCAGTGTTGATGACAATCTGGAACGCCGGACCATACTCGGTTCTGAGATCGTTAATTAGGGTCTCATACCACGTGACGCGGTTTGCCGAGGTCCCCCATCCGTTGATGACCTCATCGAGGAATACTCCCTGGACGACATCGCCATACCACTGCTTGGCCCGTTTGATGTGTTCCTTGATGTATTCGTGAGTATACCGATCAGGATTCGGGATTCCAGCACGACCGGGATCATCGTGACCGAGGCTGGCGGCGCCATACTGCGTCTTCACGTAGAAGAGAATCCGCTTGGCCCCAGCACCCAGTGCAAGTTCGGCTTGCTTCTTGAAGTCTTTCTCGTAGGCTTCCCAATCGCCGCTGTTACGGTTCATGATCACGAAGCCGAGCTCGTCGCGGAACTTAAGTGTCTCGGCCCACTTGGAGTGCTGACCTGGCTTCCCATCCTGGTAGTAGTCGGGCCAGTAGTAAGTCACCGGAGAGTAATACCTATCCCCGTTACGGAAAGGTGTCTGAGCCTTAGCCGCAGCCGCGACTTCAGCCTTGGTCCCGTACGCTCGCTGAGCATCATCCTTGCGGAGGTAGTTCTCCAGTTGAGGAGTCACCGCATCCTGTCCGGCGGGACCTCGATCTCCGGCAGGTCCTCTTTCTCCAGGAGGTCCAGGAGGTCCAGGAGGTCCAGCAGGACCCTTCTGTCCAGGGTTTCCGGGAGGTCCAGGGTTTCCAGGAGGACCCTGAGGTCCTCTAGCGCCGGGAGGACCGGGGGTACCGGCCCCACCTCCTCCGCCAGACACTTCGGGAACGACGATAGCAGTCGGCGTCTCGTTAACGGGATCGATCGTTGCGCCCTGGACGAGACCAACGTGCTTGATTACATCGAACTTCGGAGAATCGATAATCAGCGTGTGGGTCCAGGATCCGGCGGGCGTAACGCCTTCACCCGGAGCCAACACCGCGACGTTGACATTGCCGCTGGTATCGGTTCGGACCGAGACTTCCCGCATGGGGACTTGTACGCCATCGACGGTTCCGAGAGCGCCCTTGACATCGGGGATCACTCGAAGGGTGGCCTGGCCGTTTTCTCCACCAGGGATCTTACCCTTCAGATAACAGTATGGCACTGCCATTTTGACTCCTTACGGTTGCTCGGCTCGGTCGAGGTAGGAGTTGACTCGAGCGTTGGTGTCGGGTCCCCAGACTCCATCGACCTCCGCGCCAACGGCAGCCTGCATAGCTTCGACGGTTGCGTCGTGAGCTTCCTCGGAAGCGTCACCCCAGATACCATCGGCTTCTGTACCGACAACCATCTGGGTGAAAGCCACACCGAACGGGAAGGTCCCACCGCCCCAGCTCGACGCTGCAGCCACGGAGTAGCAGCGAGCCCGAGTGTCGGGTCCGGCGACGTTGTCCGCCTCGGCTCGGACAGCCCGCTGGAGCGCAGTGATGTCGGAGAAACCACTATCGGTGGTGCCCCCGCCAGAAGAAGCGGAGTCGGAGTAAGCCGGACGGATCACATAGGCGATCGAGTGGTTGCGGACACGACGCCACACGCCGTTACCGGCAGACTGAGAGCCGTAGCTGCCGGACGAGGTGTTACCCTCGATCGTCTGCAGCGTACCGCCACCGAGATTCCGCTCCACGAAGCCGACGTGGTCTGTACCTCCGCCGTCCCAGTTGAAGATCAGGACATCGCCGGGCTCGGCATCATAAACCGAAACGAAGTAAGCTTCGGGATGCTGGCGTACCTTGTTGACTGTGTAATCCGTGTTGAATGAGAATCCGCCGATGGCGTCGATCTGCCCACACTCGTCAAGGCACATGCTGACGAACAGCATGCACCACCACACAGAGTCGGACGGTCCAGCAAGCCACTGCTGTCCAGTTCGAGCAGCCCAGTATCGCCCGGCTTCAGATCCGGGATTAGGGTCGTCAGGGGCGTAGTAGCCGATCCTTGCGGCAGCTCGTGCGAGAACATCATATGCAACGCTCACTTCATCACCTCGGTAGTCTGGGACACATGAATGCCTTTGTCCTCCATCGGATCGGTCCCGATGTTAGCCTGCGGGGCGAACGCCTCGTCAGGGATCTCTGAGTGCTTTCCCATTTCTAACCTCTTGTTCCTAGAGCCTTCCGCCTCTGGGCATTCAGCTCCCTGTTTCGAGCCATGATTTCACTTTGGCTCATCTTCTTGTTCGGCTGGTTCTTCTCATTACATACTTGAATGAGCGTGAGTAGCCGGTTAATGTGCCAGTTCTCGCAAGTAAAAGGGATCTGGCAGGCGATCATCCAGTAGTAGATCAGCTCAGATGAGGTATACTCCCCGGAGCCTCCTTTCTTACTGGTGCTGATTCTAGTAGCAGTCATCGGGTCTGCAATATACTTGTTGATCCGATGAAGCTCAGAAGGGGGGATACGGTCCAGGAGCGATCGATCGAACTCTTCTTCTTGAACCATACATTCGATGTATAGCTTTAGCTCCTCACTCGTCACATCATCGTTACCGATTAGGTGCTTGTGAGTGATCGACTCCCATTTTGACAGGGAGAGAAGGTTGTGCTCCAGGTGTAGTGTACCGCCGGGCCAAGAGACGAACGACTCTGTCGACTCATCGAACGCGTCGACTGGCGGGATAGAAACTATAAGCATTGCAGGCACCGAGGGCCCAGGAGTCT